AGAGACTGGCAGGTGGTTCTGATGATACTTCTATCATGGCTAAGGGGTAATAAGCCTCTACGGGTCTCTGAAGGCTCATTAAGGGCTATTCGTAGGGCGCAGTTGGATAAAACCCTCGCTGAAGAGTCTGATAAACGACGCGCTCGAAAGATGGCTCGCTTCAAGTTGAATTCTTAACCCCAGTAGGATATACTTATCTTGTAAGCGAGAGAAAGGAAATGAAATGAGAGGAAATCATCCAGTCATTTCGACTGCAAAGGTTCGTGGGTTAATCAAGAAAAACGGCATCGGTTATGTGGATGCAACAAGGCGTAATTATCCATCTATTGCCTATGGGGTTTCTGTTTGGCAACTTTGTGACAATGTTTACTTTCAAGTCTACGGCGGATTCAAAGAAGAAAAGATTGAAAAGACTTTCCAAGAGTTTGAAGCAATCTTAAATAAAGAAGGCTTCGGGGTCGAAAAAAGCACAAGTAGTTACAAGATTGTGAAGGTTGCATAACCAACCCCAGTAGGGTATACTTTGAATTGTCCGAGAGGAGGACATGAAATGACAACTTCAGTCATCGAGAAGAAAAAGGCTCTTACAAAAACTCAATGTAAGCGCATTTATGTTGAAGCATACGAGGCTGGTCTTTTGGCTGGCAAAGATGCAGACACTCCAAAGTTTGTAGTTGGTTCACCAACTACTGCACTTGGTAGTGATATTGATTTTAGTAAAAAAACTTACATCCTTGACGGTCTTTGCGGATTCGCTTGGGTAAACATTTCTCCAGCGCGAGGTGCGTTTGTGAATTGGTTAAAGGCTCAAGGTATCGGTAGCAAGGGTTATTACGGTGGATACGAGATTTGGGTTCGTGAATTCGGACAGAGCGTAGACCGTAAATATGCTTTTGCTCAAGCCTTCGCTCAGGTTCTTGGAAAATACGGAATCGAAGCGAGCGCTGGCAGTCGCCTTGACTAAGTAACAAAACAGAATTCATCCCGTCGGTCTCTTCTTAGATTGACGGGATGAACCACATAACCACCTTTTTCCTTTCATGTTTATGTGTGGGGTATCATTTACGCGGGTACCCAATAGTTCGGTGGCGTAGTAGCGCCTGTTACGCGTCCGTCCTCTCTCTAGCGTAACTTTCATCGCTCCGCCACCGAGCGCCCATCCTTGACACTCATTCATCATGATGATGTACCCTTTCAACAGGTTCGCAAAACACCTACTCGCCAAAGTGAGGTCAGTCCAATACTGACAACAGAGAAGCGCTACATCCAGTAGCGATGAATGTTCACCCCTAACAATGGAGGAATATGCGATTCTATGAAAAAGTTATTACAAAACCAGTTCCAGTCGCATTATTTATACTTGGATTTATACTTCTAAATCCATTTCACATTCCGCCCGACCCAGTAGCGCAAGCAAGTAACACAGCAATAATCAAACCGATATTGGTGGAGCGCACACCTGAAGCATCCAAAGAGTTCGCTAAGAAGCGTCTCGGTGCTTATGGTTGGGATACACCCGCTCAATGGGAATGTTTACTATCGCTATGGACTAAGGAATCAAATTTCCGTCCTGATGCTTACAATAAAACACCCGTCTACCAAAATGGAGAAAAACTCCATGCTGGCGGTATTCCACAGATACTTGGACTTGACCCTGACTTATCAGTTGAGGAGCAAGTAACCCGAGGATTTGTTTATATCGAACACAGATATTCCAATCCCTGTGCGGCGTGGCGCTTTTGGGAAAGAAATTTTTGGTACTAACCTCCCTAAATGGGATTTGAAGAAGAACAAAAAAAGCCTTCAGCAATAGACGATGCGCTCGCCGAAATCGGGCGCATCGCTTTTGTTGAACCAGCAATTTGTACAGGTTGGGTTCTCGTATCTGAATGGATGGGCGAAGGCGATAAGGATTACTGGACTTTAACTCTTGCTGATGACCAAAATCCTGATTGGCGTCATCTTGGATTAGTTCATCACGGACTAAAGAATTGGGAGGGCAACGATGATGTCGGACTCAGAGACAAACAGACCGATGAATGAAGAAGAGAAAAAAGAATTATTAAATAAATTGATTGCCGAGCGTTATGGTGATTGGGCAACACGCAAGGACACAATCAAAGATTCTGACAAGTAAAGCGCTAAAATTTCAACATGGGTTCATTTGCATCTAAGGCGCCGTGCCGTGAAGCCGACCCTTGGCTCTTTGACCAATTCAATTTAGATTTAGTACAACCAGCACTTAACTATTGTTCCCGATGTATTTTTTGGGAAGAGTGTGAATCTCTAGTACAGCCTAAGCCTAGTTTTTATGATGGAGTAGTTGCTGGAAAAGTATGGCGCAATGGACGAATTTTGGCTAAGTTAGATGCTACTTCCCCGAATCGTTTAATTGTTGGAGAGGAAAACATTGAAGAAAATTATGATGCCTTGGAAGTTTCAGGAAGCGAGTTGCTTGGGGGTACCGACGGAGTTTTTCTTTCCTGAAGGTTCAGGAATTACAGATGAAAATAGAATAGCGAAAAAGATTTGTAACGGGTGCATATTAAAAACAGAATGTCTGACCTATGCACTACATTACAAAGTAACGGGTATTTGGGGTGGAACATCACTAAATGAACGCGACAACATAAGAAAAAAACTAAACATAATCGCCAAACCAATAACTAACGAAAGGCACACAGCATGACAGCAATAGCAATAGCAGGAAACCTAGCAAGCGACCCTGAGTTGCGCTTTACCCCTAACGGTAAAGCAATGGCAACCTTCACAATCATTTCTTCTAAATCACAAAAGAAACCTGATGGTACTTGGGAAAATACCGATGTCACTCCATGGTCAATTAAGTGTTGGAACAAACTCGCTGAGAATGTAGCGGACTCTTTGAAAAAAGGTATGGGTGTAATTATCCAAGGGACGGCAGTTTGGGAATCTTGGGACGATAAGACCACGGGAGAGAAAAAAGGCAAGATGACCGTGACCGCTTTTAATGTCGGAGTGGACTTGAAGCGTCACATAGTTCAAGTGGTCGATGTTCGCCGTAATGCTGAGGGCGATACAGAGGTAGACCCTTGGAGCGCACCGACTTGGAAAAAGGAACCTGAAGCCCCTGAGTCGTTTCCTTTCTAACCCTGATGTAGTATTATTGGGGTTGATAAACTCTCGAAAGGGGTTGTAAATGGCTTGGACTGATTTCTTCACAAAGGAATTAGCAGGTTCAAAAGTTGTTGTTGATTCGAATGGCAAACCATTTGTATCTCAAGAGATTGCTCTAAAAGAGTATGTTGAGATTGAATTAAACATCCAACAGGATGCTTTGCCTTACAACATCTTCTTCCGACGCTTTGATGCAATCGGTGGCGAATTAGAAAATCGTCTTTTTGCTCAAGTTGGCGATAGAGATTTGGCTTTGAAATCTGCTTTAGGGATAACTAACAAAAGAATTAACTCTTTTGAATTTGTCCTAGACGGAGAATAAAAAGGCTAAATTCACTTAACGGTATAATCGACGGGTGTACGATAACCTTTCACCTAATCGTGAGGGTGTCGTGTCTGTTTTAGGGGCTTTCGCAATCCAAACTCACGAAGTATTTTCGGAGTTGATAAATGCGGGATTCAACGAGGAACAGGCAATAGCAATCGTCGTCGGATTAGCAACCAAAGAGTAGAGGGTTAAATGGCTGAGAAAATAACGCCTGATTTACAAGAGTTCGGCTCTACTGGTCTGCGTCGTTCAGGCGGAACGATATTTGAAGAATTTTTAGTAAACCTCCGCGGACAACGCGGTGCAAGAATCTATCGAGAGATGGCGGACAACGACCCGACTATCGGCTCAATGTTATTCGCAATCGAAAAAGTTATTACTCGTCTTGAATGGCGTGTAGACCCTTACTCAGATAATTCTAAAGACGGACAAATCTCTCCTGAAGATAAAGAAGTAGCGGCGTTCGTAGAATCTTGTCTGCATGATATGAGCGAGTCTTGGGACTCTGCTTTATCTCAGATGCTTTCAATGTTGGTCTTTGGTTTCTCATTTCATGAAATTGTTTACAAAGTTCGTGAGGGAGATAGCAAAGACCCTCAGCGTAAATCTAAATTTAATGATGGTCGTATCGGTTGGCGCAAGATGCCTATTCGCGCCCAAGAAACATTATTCCGATGGATGATGGATGACGATGGCGGTATTCAAGGAATGGTTCAAGTAGACCCATCCTCGGGCGGTATCCACAACATTCCAATCGAGAAGGCTTTGTTATTCCGTACCAGTTCACAAAAGAATAACCCTGAAGGTCGCTCTC